TTCATGAAACAGGAAGATGTATTCGGGCTTTTTGGCATTGGGGACATCAAAGACCTCCCCAATGCCGTGGAAGATGTGGTTTTGGGGGATACCAGAAGACGGGATGAGGTGTACCATCGGCTGATGGAACTCAACAGGTACGACTTTTCGTATGACTGGTTCCAAGGCATCTATGAGGAAGAACTTGCGCAGCGGAAAAAAAACAAGCAGGATTTCACGCCGATTGAGGTTGCCGTGTTGGCTTCGAGGCTAACCCTGCGGAAAGGTGCTTTGCATGAGCCTACGGCAGGCACAGGCTCTATGGTCATTGCGGATTGGTGGGAACGTTGCCGCAGCATGTTGCCTTTTGAATTCTTCCCCTCGCAGCACATGGTTTATGCATGGGAACTTTCTCCAAGGGCCATCCCCATACTACTGCTGAACCTTGCCATACGTGGGATAATGGGCTATGTGTACCATGGGGATGTATTGGAAAACAAGGTGGAACAAAAATATATATTGTTGAACCGGCATGACGACCCGCTCGCATTTTCAGAGGTCATAAAGGTTGGCATGGGGCAAATCATAAGAAGAGATGAAAGTTGTTGAAGTATATGAAAGATGGGTGGAGTTCCACTTCCCTTTTGTGAAGGAGTCTACAAGGATGGCTTACCTGTCACATTGGAAGAACCACGTCAAGCCGTTTTTCGGGGACATGGAGGTGGAAAGCATAACTACCGATGTCTTGGAGAATTTTGTGGCGCGTTTGGTTGAAGGCGGCCGCCTGAACAGAAAGACGGCGGGCGATGTCTTAATGTTAGTCAGGCAACTGGTGAAATATGCCGGGACACGCTTGAACCTCAGGTGCTTTGTGTTGGGTGAAGTCCGCTATCCCCTTAGCGTGAGAGGAAAGATTGAACGCAAGGAGCGGCTAACCAAAGGCGAGGTGAAAAAACTGATCGAGTATGTCAAGGCCAACCCCTCTCCGGTGAACACCGGGATTTTGGTGATGGTCAACAGCGGAATCCGGATAGGCGAAGCATCCGGTTTGCGTTTTGAAGATTTTGATTTGGAAAAGGGAGTGTTTACCGTGAATCGTATCATCCAACGTGTTTATGATTCATCATCGAAGAAAACCAAACTCCTGATAGGAACTCCCAAAACGAAGAAATCACACCGTGAAATACCTCTTGTGCCGGAACTGAAAAGGCTCGTTTCTGCCTACAAAAAGATTTCCCGTCCGGACTATTATGTGCTGACTTGTTCACCCCATCCTTTGGAACCGAGGACATTCAGGGAGCAAATATATGCCGCGCAAAAGAAAGCGGGGATTGACGAGCCTGTGCATCCTCACGGATTACGGCATTCTTTCGCGTCCATGCTTGTGGAAAACGGTGTCGATGTCGTTACGGTGTCCGGCATATTGGGCCACAGCAACACGACTACAACCTTGAACATGTATTGCCACGCTTCGGATGACGAAAAACGGAAAGCCATCTCTTCCATGCTCCGCAAGTTGAAAATTTAAATTATCGGTGGATTATGGCGAAGATTGAAGAAAGCGTGATAGAACATGTATTGGCTTCGGCCGATATTGTGACCCTGATAGGAGAGGATGTGGCTTTAAGGAAGCAGGGAGTGAATTATGTGGGGCTTTGCCCGTTCCATGGAGACCGCACGCCATCGCTGACCGTCAGCCCGTCAAAAAGGATTTACAAGTGCTTTGCTTGCGGCGAAGGGGGCAATGTGATAACCTGGTTTCAGAAAATCCATGGCCTTTCTTTTCCTGAAGCTGTGCGGGAAGTCGGGCGGAGGTGCGGGGTGGAAGTCCCGCAAGTGGAACAGACACCCGAAGAACTTGCGGCGGAGAAAAAACGCGAGGCGTTGCGGGCGGTGCTCCGTGAGACCGAAAACATATTCGCGGCCAACTTGGTGCAGGACGACAAGGCCAAGTCCTATCTGGTTGCCCGTGGGGTGGTGCAGGACGACATGAACCGTTTCAATATAGGTTCTGCTTCGGCTTACAACGCCCTGTCCAAAGTCCTGCTTCAGCGTGGTTTTACGGCAGAGAACATCGTGGCATCCGGGGTGGCCGTTCAAGACGCGCACGGACAGTTGCACGATACCTGGTGGGGACGTGTCATGTTCCCTTTCTACGATTATCGTGGTCGCGTGGTCAGTTTTACCGGGCGTGACATTACCGGAGAACAACCGGCCAAGTACAAGAACGGCCCGGAAACCGCTGTTTTCAAAAAAGACCATCATATTTTCGGGTTATGGCAAGCCCGGCAGGCCATCGCACGTGAGGGCTGCGTATATGTTTGCGAGGGTCAGATGGACGTGGTTTCCTTGTCCCGGTATGGTGTGCAAAATGCCGTGGCGGCCAGTGGCACGGCGTTTTCTGAGCATCAGCGCAAGCTTCTCCACGCACAGACGGGTCGTGTGGTGCTGCTGCTCGATGGGGATGCCGCAGGGACGAAAGCGGCCATGAAGCATATCCCAGCATTGGTGGCCGCTGATTTCGAGGTGCTGTGCGTGGCCTTGCCCGACGGTATGGACCCGGATGATTTGGCCAAGAAGCATGCAGAAGAAGTGGGCAAAGTCTTAAAAAAGCGTACGCAGTCGTATGTGGCCTACCTTGCGTCCAAGCTTTTTTCCGGAGACGATGATGCTTATGCACGCCGTTCCAAAGTGCAACAGGTGGTTTCGGTCATTGCCATGGAGCGTGACGAGACGTTGCGCCGCAAGTTCCTTTCCGAGTTGTCCCGTCCGAGTGGTTATGATTTGGATGAACTGGGGGCGATTCTCCGGGAATCCAAATTGCCGGAGCGTCCGGAGACTTTTCATGCCGGGTTCTACGGGGTGGAGTTCGCGGCTTCGTACATCCATCCGGATTTGAGGGAACTGCATCTGGTGCGTGACTTTCCCCGGTTTCAAAAATTGTTGGGCGAAGAACAGCCGTACGTTTATGTGCACGGCATACCCTTGCATACCGACATACAGGAACTGGCACGCAGTGTGGAGAAAGTGATATTCCATCGTCCGGACATGACGGCGGACGACCGGCACGAAAGTGAGGATGTACGGCTGATGAAGGAACTGTTCACGTTCGGCCTGACTGTGGATGTGAGTACAGAAGGCAAGATTTCGGGATTCCTTTACGCCTACGTCCGTTTGTACGGACAGCTTATAGAATTGTCTTCTCCCACTCCGGAACAGAAAAATACCTATATTTCCCGGGTGGCCGAAATGATTTCATACGCCCCCGCGCCCATCCAGACCGTGAACCTGCCCACTTGGGCGGATATACTGAACCTGAAGGTCACGGCGTTGAAAGAAGTGCTGAAACCGTTTGCACAGGAGCGCAAGGCCAACCGGAAATTTCAGGGCGAACGTACGGACTACGGCGACGTACTGGAGTTCGACACGGAGAAGATACCGGATTATGTGACTTCTAATGAGGAATATTCAAGGATGTTGCGCCGCTATAACTTCTACCCTTTGCTCAACACCTCCGGCGAACCGGTGTGCTACATGTTCCGGGGCGAGAGTGGTAACCTGCGCCGCGTGGCCGACTTTTACATGACCCCGCTTTTCCACATCTACTCCGACCAAAGCGAGGACAACCGCAGGGTTGTGAAACTGACCTCGCTTTTCTTGAAAGGGGTGAAATATGTGGAGTTCCCCTCCAAGGTCTTTGCCAAGATGAGCACGCTCAACGAGAAACTGATTGAAAAAGGGGCTTATAATATGGAGGGATGCACGGCTGCGGACTATGCCAAGATTTGGGCTTGCATGTCATACAACTTCCCTTTGGTGAACGAAATCAAAGTGTTCGGCCAACAGGAAGAGGGCTGTTTCCTCTTTTCCAACGGGGTGCTGCACGAGGTGGAAGGCGTTTGGCGGTTCGACTATGCCGACGAGTTGGGATTGATGGCGCACGGCGATATGCTCTTCTACAGTCCGGCCTTTTCCAAGGTCAACAGCGGCATGCGCAAGGATGCCGATCGCTACGAACAAGACCGTTGGCTGATGTACACGGAGACAGCCGGGAACAAGCGTATTACTTTTGCCCATTGGGCGGAGCTGATGGACGAAGTTTATAAGATAAACGACAATGGCAAGTGGGCCATCATCTACGCCATCATGTGCGCTTTCCGCAGCGACATCTATCCCATCAACAGGCTCTTCACGGCCATCTTCTTCATAGGCCCTACCATGTCCGGAAAGACACAGATAGCCGTGTCCATCCGTTCATTATATATAAAACCCGATGCTCCGGCTTTCAATTTGAACTCCGGCACGGATGCCGCTTTTTTCTCCGTGTTGGAACGTTTCCGGGATGTGCCTCAGATTATGGAAGAGTATAATGACGACATGATCAGTGACAATAAATTCCAAGGATTGAAATCCGTAACCTACGATGGCGACGGAAAGCAGAAACGTAAGGCGGCCACCGGGAACGACATCGAGACTTCCAAGGTGAATGCCCCGGTCATCCTTTTGGGGCAGGAATCTCCGCAGAAAGACGACAATGCTCTTTCAAACCGTGTGGTGTTGTGCGAGGTGCCCAAGCGTGAGGAAATCAACGAAGACCGTGCCCGGGCGGTGTTTGAGGAGTTGAAGGATGCCGAGAAATCCGGGTTGTCTTACCTGTTGGTCGAAGTGCTGAAGCTGCGCCCTGTGGTACGCGAGCATTTTCCCCGTTTGCAAAAGGAATGCGTCAAGGAACTGCTGCGCGACGTGGAAGCTTCCGGAACCCGTTCCGGCGACCAGACGCGCGTCATCAACACCGTAAGCATGTTCTTGGCCATGTGCCGCATACTGGTTACTTACGCCCCCAACCTCCCTTTGCCTTTCACCTACGAACAGTTCAAGGCATTGGCCGTGGAGAAAATCAAGAAGCAGGTGGACATGCTGACCAAGACAGACAAGCTGGCCATGTTCTTCAACACGATAGACTATCTCATCGATGCAGGCAAGCTCAAGCCCGGACGTGACATCAAGATAGAGCAGCCGGGCAGGCCGATAAAACTGAAAGGCGGACGTGATTACCTTCTGCCTTCATCCGACACCCGGCTTTTGTACATGAACCTGAGCAACGTGCACAAGATGTACGCTTCGGCCATGCAGGGCGGTGACAAACCGCTTTCGCTCACTACGCTCGAAGTCAACCTCAATTCCCATCCGTCGTTTGTCGGGGTGGTGTCCGGCACACGGTTCCGTTGGCAGGAGACCGAAGAAGTCCCGTCCGGAGGGTTCACGGCCGAGAACGGCCACAGCGTGCCCGATGCCTCCATGAAGAAGGTGGTGCGGCCACGGGAGAAAATCACCAGTGCCATGGTGTTGAATTATGACGTGCTCAAGGCCGTGATGGGCATAGACTTCGAGCGTTCCGAACGTGGTTCTGTTCCTGAAGCCACACAACAGGATTTACCTTTTTAATATATAATACGAAAAGAATATGGAAACGACAGTGATTACAAGAGTGAACAACGTGGACATCGTGGCCACAAGTGACGAACGGAAGATGGTGTCCATCCGACCGATTTGCGAGGCTTTGGGGATTGACGACAAGGCTCAACGCGACCGGATAAAACGGGATGAAATTCTAAAAACGGTTGTGGTCACCATGACCTCAACTGGAAGGGATGGAAAGTCGTATGAAATGACCTGCATCCCCTTGGAATTTGTTTTCGGTTGGCTGTTCTCCATCGACCATGAACGCGTGTCGGAAGAAGCACGTGACAAGGTGCTTCGGTATAAACGCGAATGTTACCATGCTTTATACCAGTATTTCACAGCACGGGCTAATTTTGTGGAAGAGAAACAAAGGGAAATAGACCGTCAGCTTACCATCGTCGATGAAGCCAAAGAAAGGTTCCGAAATGCAAAAAACGTGTTGGCCGATGCGGAAGCGAAGCTGAAACAAGTACGCGCCTTGACCATGGAGGATTATGATATGGAACGCCGTCAGCTGAAACTTGAATTTTCATAAAACAACTTTGAAAAAAGTCATTTGAAACCTTGTGGATAAACAAAAGTTTACCTATCTTTGCAGTGTCAATAGAATAAGAGAAATATGAAAGAAGAAATCGAAAAATTGAAATTGCACATCATTCGCATGGAACAAGCCATCAGGTAAATACAGCGGATGAAAGCTCTTGGATTGGTAGAGGATGGAGTAGAAGAAAAAATCGATGAATATCTCGATGCCATACTTCGGGCAAGAAAGAAAATCAAACGATTGGAAACGGAAAACGAAGAGGGTGCGTAAGCATCCTCTCCATTAAAAAGATAACAACTATGGGAAATTTGACAGAAGAACTCGACATCTTGAAGTCGGAACTCGGGACACCCGATTTTGACCAACACTTGGACCGGATGCTTTTGCATTATGCGTCGGCTGAAGACAAGGCTCAGATTACGGCTGCCGCTTCTGACATGCTTGACAGCATAGGCGAAGAAATACATGCTGTAAACGAGCGTATTGATACGCTTACTGCGATAAAGGGTATATCGGAAATGATTTCATTTAAGTATATAGCTGAAAAATACTTCCAGAAATCCAAATCCTGGTTCTCGCAACGGTTGAATGGCCATACGGTACATGGCAAGGTATGCCGCTTTACAGAAGAGGAACTGGCTACGTTGCGTTTTGCCTTGCAGGACATCAGCAAAAAAATAGGCTCTCTTTCCATATAAGGATTGTTCTATTGACACCTCCCCTGTATAAGAGCCATGCAGGGGAGTTTTAAAGACCAAATGATATGTATTCAAAAATAAAGGAGCTGGCCAAGCAAAGGCGGATGGCCAAGACTGAAGAAGAAATAAAGGCCGTGAATTCGGCCATGAAAGAGCTTGAAAGGCAGAATCCGGAGGCTTACGGTAAGGCTTTGGAGGAATTGATAAGCGAAACAGCAGCCAAATTATCATAGGAAATAAGGCCCGGCCACGCTTTAGGCCGTTTGACACCAGTCTCCTTGGGCCGGGAGCGGACTGCCTGATTCGTCAGGCAGTTTTTTTGTGCATGAAAAAGCCCCCAACACGTGGGGGCTTCCAAACCTTAAAGGCTTTGATGGATTTTTGTTGAAAGATCCGATAGTTCCCGGCTCAAATCCTGTAGGGATTGGGTCAGAACCGTCAGTTCCTTTTGGGTGAAACAGGCTTTTTTCCCGTTCACCGTCGAACCGTTCAGCCTTTGGGAAAACCATGAACGGTCTTTGCCGAAATATTTTTGGGAGAAACATGAAAGGGACAAAATGTCGCGTGTGTCTCCCAAAATGGAGGAGACATCCACGTCCGGGCGTTTTCTCCTCATGATGAGTTCCTGTCGTAAATATGCCCCGGCCTCTTTCTTCTCTTCAGGAGTCACGGCTAAGGCCATGGCTTCTTTCATAAGGCGGTCGCTTTCTTCACGTCCTTCCTCTGTTCCCAGTCTGGATATGTTCTGCACCAGATGGTCAATCTTGTTTTTTAAATCCTCTTTCATATCTCTTGTTTTTAATCTGTTTAAAATGGATATGCCTAAGTTGTTGAAAGGAAGCCCCCGAAGGGGCAACCTTTTAACTTTCATCCCTTGGAATCTTTTTTTCGGCCTTTTTGATGGCCTCTATAAAGACTTCAAGAAATTCCGATTCTGAATACCAACCACCTTTTAATAGGTCTTCTTCATATCGGAAGAGGAATCTGAACTCGTTCAGCGTGTCCTCCCAGTCATTTAGACTGTCTTTCAACATATCCATTTGTCATTTCTCTTAATGACAATGCAAAGATAATAATCATATCGTTATTGTACAAGCAAAACGCAAATTATTTTTTCGTGACGTTGTACATATAAAAAAGATTATGTAGTTTTGTCAAGACAGAAAGATGGTTCTATGAAAGAAGAGATTATAAAAGCAAAATTCGAGGAAATAAAGAAGTACATTGGCGAGACCGACGCAGAAAGCCGTGCTAAGATAGACGAATTCCATAGGTGGTTGAATGAGAATGATTCTCCTGAAATGCAAGAATATCTCAGTGCTTTCATGGAAGAAGGGCTTAGTCGATTAGAGGAGGAAGTGGCTGATTTGCGTAAGCAGATAGGTACGGAATATGATTTGCTGCCTCTTTCTTATCCCTGCATAAAAATAAAGGCTATGGAGAAGATAAAAGTAAATATCGCATGGTGTGATAAGAATTTCGGGGCATCTATTGATGATAATAAGGTTCCCGGCAGTGTTGTGGCTACGGACAAAACGTTGGATGGGGTTAAGTCTGCCATTGCCGACGCGCTGCGCTTCCATGTGGAAGGTATGTTGGCAGATGGCGATGCCGTTCCCGGATGGCTTATTGATGGAGGTTATGAGTTGGACTTCTATTTGGAGATATCCGCTTTGCTTAGGAAATGTGAGCGTTATACCTCGCTGGCCGCTATTGCCAGGGCTTCGGGCATTAATCAGCAATTATTGAACCACTATGCCAGTGGGTTGAAAATACCGCGTCCGTCACAGCGTAAACGTATAGTGGATGGTATTCATAAAATAGGTGAAGAATTTATTTCCGTTGTGTAACGTGTTATTGTTTGACGACTTACCGACACAAGGGAGGGGGATGTGCTTTTGGCATGTCCCCTTTATTTTTTTTCTGATTTCATTTGCATGTTTCAAATAAAATCAGCATCTTTGCAGTGCTCATTCATATAAACCAAAGGATGCAGGCAGAGAGAAGCTTGCATTTTACCGTGCAGGCGTTTTTTATGCCCGTACTTGAACAAACGTATTCGGTATCCGTGTACCCCCACGTGGAGCGTTAATGCGCCCACAGCATCCTTTGGTATGTGATGAGCAGTGGGACAGGCACGGGTACTTTTTTATTAAAATAAATTGTTATGCTCAACAATGAAAAAAACATCAATGCAAACCAAAGAGGCATTGAAGCATCCGCCCACGAAACGGGCATGTGTGAACCCCAAAACCTTTTGCAGTTGGATATGCTCTACCAACAAGCGCAGCAGCAGCTCCGTGCCGAAGGTGCTGAAGCTTTCGGCCGGATGAAACGGCAACGTACCGAAGCAAATGACCTACGCCGCCGCGAGGTGTCCCGGTTGCGCCGTGAACTGGCCGAGCTGGAACAGCAGATAGAAGAAGCCAAGGCAGATTGCGGACAGGCCATCGAGCAGGCAAAGGATGAATACCATGCCGCAGCCGAGAGCATCGCTCTACGCCGTGCCGCCTTGAAGGACTGGTTCGCCCTCCATCGCGTCCGCCTCTCTGTCCGATGACAGATACGCTCACAAATGAAGCCGCCCCCTTCGGGCGGCTTTTTTTGTGCCGGGCATTCTTCCGAGAACATCAGTCGAAGCATTCTTCCGAGAACATGAACGGAACACCATCTGTCAAGATTTCACCGCAAGGGCTGAAAGCCCGTACACCTCCGGACCAAATCCCCCGTGCCCCCTGAATGGAAAAAGAGAAATTTAAAAGGCACTTTGAAAATTCGCAAAACCCCGACCAACAGACCAACAGACCAACGGGGCATGTTTTTTCAATCTAATAATATATATAATATAGTAATAATAAGATAATTAAGTGTTGTTGGTCGCTTGTTGGTTGGCCGTTGGTTTTAGCCCTTTTTGTTGGTTTCTGTTGGTTTTAACTTTGTTAACACTTAAAACTGTGGGTTTCCAAATCCAACAAAAGCCCCGTTTTGTTGGTCTGTTGGTCGCTCGTTTGTCGCTCTGAAATTTTGTTATCTCGTTGGTTTTTAGTATATTTGCTTATTCTGTTGGTCTGTTGGTCGGTTTGTCGCCCAAAAACACAAAAACATTATAGACATGGAAAAAATCTATTGCTACCTTAACGTGACACCCTTCGTGATGCAGTATCTCAGGGTGAATTTCGGGGCAAAAAACAGCCGTTTGCCCAATACTGTGAGCTTTCGCAGGGACAAAATCCTGTCCCAAATGTTGAAAAATATGCTCACCAAGCAATCCCACCGCTACGACAACCGCAATAAAGGTTACCAGTTTACCAACCGGAGCGAGACCGTCGCCATCGAGATAGACGAAGTCACCTTTGCCGTTTCCGGCTTTCTCCTCTCCCTGACGGATGCAGCCAACTTGGCCTTGTTCCTGGAACGGAGGTGTTATACCCTGTTGCTCTCCTACCTTCACATGCGTTTCATTTTCAATAATAACCTGAACGAGTGCATTGAAGATTTCTACCGGCAATACCATTTCAGCGAGGAAACGTGGCCGTCGGAGAGCATTCGCCGCATCTGGTACCGTGACAAGACATTCGACCGGAATATGTTCCGGGGGTTCATAAACAAGCAAATCAGCAAAATTATTATTGTGCAAATGAAACGGTTAGGATTGATTAGCGCAAGGGGGGCGCAGGCTTATGAAGAAGTTTGAAATCTTGGATTACACCCGTGGCGGCCTTGCATATATCTACGCCATACCTCCGGCATCCTTGCACAGGATACGGATGGATTATGCCACCGGGCAGCGTTGGCCCGAGTTCAAGGAACGCGGAAACATCATCCGCCTGCCCGTGCTCGAAGCAGCCCCCAAAACCTTCCAATTCAAGGAAACCCATGAATGGACGGAAGCCGGAGATACCTATACGGTGGAGATAAACGGTTATATCCCACCCTTGAAAGCAGGAGGAGAGGAGCTTGTCCGGACACTGGAACAAGGGACATGGATGGTGTTGCATACGGATTTGAACGGGATAAGCCGTCTTTCCGGAACGGTAGACATACCTTTGAAATTTACCCGTGTGGCAGACACTGGGGCAGCCCCCGGAGAACAGAACGCCATTACATTTTCCTTTTCAGCCGTAGAGGCAGAACCGTCCATCGAGGTCAGGGTGGGCGACTGGGATGCCCCGTAGGCGTTTTGGCTTTGTCCTTTCTCTGATGCCTTTATTTCAGTTCATTTGTGCAAAAATTATGAGTGTATGAATGAAACGGTATTGACTTTGAACGGGGTTATTGATTCCTACGGATGGTTCCGCTACCAGGTCGAAGCTTTCCTCAATAAGAACAAGGACGTTCCCGTGCGCATCAAGCTCGATTCCTATGGGGGCAGCGTCGAAGAAGCCCTGGCCATATCCCGGCTGTTGGAAGAGCATGGTAATGTAACGGTCGAGTTTATGGGATATGTGGCCAGTGCGGCCACATGGATGGCCTTCGGGGCGAAACATATCGAGATGCACGAAGACACCCTGTGGCTCTGCCACAAGTGCAGCGTGTCCATCTCCGAATGGGGATACAAGAAGGCAGAGGAACTCGACCAACTCATCAAGGACTTGAAGGCGCAGAAGAAATCTGCCGAGGTAATCGACCTGACCATAGCCCGGAAATACTTGGAACGCTGCAAGGCATCCGGGAAGACCCTTCAGAATGTATTGACGTTGATGGACGAAGAACGCTATATCACCAGTTCCGACTGTTTAAGTTGGGGATTTGTAGACAAGGTGATTCCCGGGATGAACCAGTCTAACCGGGAGACCATCTCCAACTTCGTAAACCTGATGCACCTTCCTGCCATCCCAAAGGAGGACACCCCGGAGAATTCTGGTAAAGCGAACCAAGAAGGCCTGTTAAACCGTTTTTTGTCCGCTTTTGCTTCCATTTTCAATGATAAGGAACCGGATGAAAAGCCGGAACCGTCCGAAGAACCGGAACACACAACACAAACACAAAATAAAATGAGAGAGGATTTCAAGTTGGTAAACGCGTTGCTAAGAGTGACGGGTTTGCCCGTGTCGGACGAAAAAATCGTGCTGACACAAGAACAGGTGAAAGCTATCGAAGATGCCTTGGCCGAGGGAAAAGAAGTGGACGGCCTTCTGGATTCCATTTCCGATCATGTCAAAAGCATCAAAGGAACGGTAAACAAAGTGAATGCCCTGAAACTTCTAGTGGATCGTATTCCGACAGGTGTACCCGGAAGCAGCTCGCAAGCCGGTACGGAAGACAATGATGACACTCCGGATACGGAAGGCATGAACGACCCCGTAAACGAGTATGTGAGAACGAACTTTAAGAAAAAAAACAAAAACTAAACCTTTTAAGATATGGCAATGGATTTGAAAACACCGATTGACATCACCGAGGTCATCGGGGCTGTAAAAGAGCATCAAGACTTATTGACCACCTTGGATGCCGAAGAGGCCGGAATGGTGCTTCAGCATTTTACACCTATTCCAGGAGTGAAAGACAGCATCGTGTTGGGACGTACCACGTTGGGCAAAGTGTCCCGCAAGTATACAGGGCAGTTCGTAGGAACGAAAGAAGCCGGTAAGATTGTGCCGCGAACACTGACGGTCTATCCCTGCGTGATGGAGATGGACGACGAACCCGAACGCTACCGCCGCTCTTACATCACCGAAGTGAAAGGCGGACTCGACCCCGAATCACATCCGTTTGAAATCTGGCTCATCAATTATGGCATCAAATGTGCTTCCAAAGAGCTGCATGACGTGCTGATGACGGCCAAGCATGATGAAGGGAATAATGAACTGGCCGACAGTTTCGATGCCCCGGGAGCCATTATTGAAGCCGAGAAGACTGCTACAAAAATCTCTACGGACTTGGGTAATATGTTCGCCATGGCGGAACTCAGTCGTGCCAATATCGGTGAAGAATTGCTCAAAATGTGGCGGCACATGCCTACTACGTTCCGGAATAAGACGGATGTGAAGATGTTTATTTCCGCTGATTTGGGTGACATGTACGATGACTGGCTCGAAGATCAGGGCGTGATCGTGTTGGGCAGTGGCCCGGGTTCGGAGACAGCCAGTACCAAATATCTGCGCAACACGAATCAAAAATGCGAGTTGGTGCGTTTGACGAACATGCCGCAAGGTTCCCAAATGGTCATCCTGACCACAAAACTGAATATCTGTTACGGTTACGATTCAGAAGCAGACATGCGTAGCATGATGCCCTTCATGAGCGGCAATCCCTATCATTTCACGGCAGCTGGCAAATACGTGTTCGGCACGCAGTTCGTGACCCTCGACAAGTCCGAGTTCTGCGTCAACGATAAGCCGTTGATACCTGACGTTGAAGATGAAGAACCTTAATAACAGAAGATTATGGCAGCAAAAACCACACAACCTTGTATACAGTTGGCCGACCTTATGCCTGCTGTGAACTGCGTCGACCTCGACAACCGGGCCGGCGTGGTGAGTGAAATCCTTTTTGGATATGCCGACGAAGTGGCCACATGGCCCGAACTCCCGGCACCCGAGGCCGAAACGCCGCTCACATTTGCCGATGCCGGAAAATGGAACGGCCCCCTGACCATGGCCAACGGGTGCAACATGTACCGCTTCGCCTTCACCGACGAACAGGCGGAACTCAAAATCAGCGAGGCCGGGGAGAGCGGCGGCGAAAGTGTGCTTTACGAACTGAGCGTGTCACGCGCACGCTTGCAGAAAGAAGTCTTCGGCCTGCTCAACGCCTTGAAAGGCCGAAACCTCGTCATTATCGTATTTGACAAGAACGGCAACAAATACCTCATGGGCGACAAGCTCAGCCCCGCACGGAAGGTTGCCGGCGACGGTTCCACCACGGGAAAGGCCGCTACGGACCTCAACCAACAGAGCATCAAGTTCCAGTATTACTGTCCGCGCTATCTGATGTACGACGGTGATACCGATTCGTTGCTCAAGCCCGCCGGAGGAGAATGACAGGCCGGAGAAATTGGAAAGGAAGGTGTCCGCAGGCGGATGCCTTCTTTTTTTGTCCCTGTATCGCACTCTTTTTCGCACTATATTCGCACCGTTTAAAAACATACGACATGGATAAGAAGGATTATTTGATGCACCGTGAATCGGCGATTGCGTGGATGAACGGGCGGCGTGATTTCAACCAAGGCATAGCTGTTTTGGAAAAGGCTGGTTTCAAGCCCGGTGTCGTGGCCCGGCTGAAAATGGCCGGCAGTTCCGGCCCGTCTGCGACGGCACGTTTGAGACACTTGATGCTGACTTTGATACAAGCTTGGGCCTTGCACCCGCAGGAAACGGAAGATACCGATTTGGAACAGGGCATACTGGATGGAAAAGACGTGGGAACGGCAGAACCCGGTGGGGAACTTACCATCAAGGAAGCCGGGGACAGGTTGGAGGCCGGAGAACTCACCGACATGCCCCAACCCGTGAAAGACATCGTCTTCTCCTTCCGCAAGGCGTATGTGGAACGCGACAAGCTGCACCGCATGTTGGCAGGACTGGGTGAGGACAACTCTCCGGAGGTCGTGGAGAAACGTAAAGGGATGTCCGACAGGATAGAGGAACTCAGCGCGGAGATGGATTGCCTTTACCCACAGTTCGACGCTTATGTGAAAGGGAAAAGGATTCCGGACACGGAAGAACCGGAAGAAGCCGGTACCGGAACGGAAGGGCAGGGCATGGATTTTGAAAAAATGACGGTGGAAAACCTGAAATTCATGAAAAAGTCCGTCTCCACCAAGATTCTCCGCGCCACCAACCGCCTGTTATACCAAAGCGAGACGAAGCAGGAAAAGCCCAATCCGATGCCCGACGGCCCGGAACGGGTAAAGTATGAGACGAAAATCAAGGTGCTTTCCGACCGTTTGGAGCAAATCAAGATGGAACTGGCTCGCAGGGTGGAATGTTAACGGAGGTCCGGCATGGCAAAAAAAGGCATACCCTCTTTGGCGGAACAGCACTATGAGGACATCCGCTCCCACATCCTCGACCCGCAAAATTCCCCTTTGCCGGAGAAGCTGCGCGGACAGTTCAACCGGGTGCTCCAGATAGCCCGGCTGTTGGACGATTACCCCGAAGACGGCCACATCATCAGCCTGATGCAGGTTAAATACAAGGTCTCCGTCACGCAGCTGCGCAAGGACATCGCCTTGGCCAAGGAGCTGTTCAAGACCAACCACACTTTCGATTGGGACTTCTGGCAGGCTTGGCAAATCAAGGACCAACTGGAATTGATACGCAAGGCACGCCTTGACGGGGACCTCAAAAACTGGAACAATGCCAAAAAGGTGCTGGCCGTGCTCATCGGGCAGAAGCCCGAAGCCGTGGACGACCCGCGCCGCATGGAGAAGAATGCCTTCTACATCCAGGTGAATTACAACGGGCAGAGCATGGCGGTGGATTTCGACAAGGTACGCTCCTTGCCCGAATCGGCCCGGCAGGAGATTGTGCAACAAATGTATGCTTCCATTGACGAAGCGGAAGCCGAAGAACTCATGAACTCATAAACAGTGGATATGAAAAGGTTGAAAAACAAGGAACTCGTCGCCTTTTGGATGGATCAGCGACGGGTAAACGACATCATAGTACGTGCCGGAGTGGTAGTGGTGGAGGCACGCCCTTCCATGACACAGGAAGAAGCCGAAGAACTCGTGCGCAAGTGCGGCCATGAGGAAGACTACAGGGCCGCCGCCGACGGCACCCACCGTTATATCGTCTTGCCAAGGTATTAAGCCATGCAGTATAACGTATGGGAAGAACCGTTGTTTGTCAATCCGGCGCAGTTGTCCCTGATGCTGCTCCCGGCAAAGACAAAATACGCCCTCATGAGCCGTGCTTCCGGCAAGTCCTTCATCACCGGCTATGAGATAGATGAGAATGTCCGTCTCATGCCACGGGGCATCACCACCGTCACGCAGGCCACCATCGGGCAGGCATTGACCAAGACACTCCCCTCGGCTTTCAAGATGCTAGAGCTTTTGGGCTACAAGCGTTACGACCCCAAGACACAGACGGGCGACTACGTGGTATGCCGCCGCCCCCCTGAAGGATGGTATCGCCCCTACGAGCACGTGATGAATACCGATTATTTGATTTCCTTCTCCAACGGGCATTGCCTGTACATCCTCTCTCAGGCCACGAACTCGCGCGGTCCCAATGCCGACTACAACATCAGCGACGAAGCCCTGACTTTGGATAAAGAACAGTTCGACCAGGAAGTCGCGCCCACGAACCGGGGCAACGAGCACATCTTCGGCCGACATTCCACCCGCCCGTTGTTGAAACACCATGGCAACACCTTCCTCTCCTCCATGGCCTATACCCCGGAGCAGAAATGGCTGCTCGACCCCGCCTCCTATTACGAAGAGGAGAGGGGCATCCATCTGGTGGACGAATGGAACAAAATCGTATCCTTGCAATTGCTGCTGATAGACGCGCAGGTCAATCGTGAAGTCCCCTTGTTCAAGGACATCTGGAATGAAATCCAGCGCAAGCGCCGCCGGATAATCCCCTTTGTCTCGAAAGACGGCATACTCTTCCTTTTGGGTTCCATCTTCGACAACATCGGCAACGTCGGCATGAACTATGTCATCAGCCAGTACAACGTCATGGATAAGTTCTCGTTCATGGTGGAGATCCTGAACTATATCGTAGACAAGATAGACCATTGTTACTACAATATCACCGACCGCCATCGTTACTACCACGCCACCAACGACAGCTACATCCGCGACTTTGCCGAAGATGTGGATTTCAACTGGAAGCAACTGGCCGAAGAGGACAGCCGCATGGACATGGACTGCAACCCGAACAAGCCTTTGGAGATTACGCCGGACTGGGGATCCTCTGCCTGTTTCTTGGAAGTGGCCCAATGCGGCCATTTCGACTTTTCCGCCAAACGCCTCTATCCCGACCGCGTGGTAGACAACACCATCAACGAGTTCTTCGTCAAGCGGGACGACACAGAAGGCCTGACCGAAGTGGATGCCCTTATCGACATGTTCTGCCATTACTACCGCCACCATGCCTGCAAGACGGTGGACTTCTACCGTGACCGTTATGGCGACGCGCGGCGTGCCAACAGCAAGAAGACATACAACCAATGCGCCATCGACCGGCTCATGAAGAACGGATGGACGGTAGTACAGCACGTTCATCGTGGCATGGAACCCCCGCAGCACGACAAATATTTGCTGTGGTCCTACGTGTTGGCCGAAACGGACACGCGATATCCCATCAAGCGGTTCAACGCCACCAAATGCAAGTTTATCCTGATTTCGATGAATAATACCCGCGTCCGGACAGGTTCCGATGGGCGTTATGAAAAGGACAAGCGTAGCGAGCGCAACGGCTCGATCCCGGCAGAAGAAGCCACCCATTTCGGCGACTGCGTAGACAAACGCGTCTGGACGAAGTACGGCGACATCCTGACCAACCGGGTCACATTCGTAGACAACCGGATATAATGATAAAAACTACAAGAATATAAATGAATATGGATAGCAGCAGGCAACAGTTGTTCATTAACTACATGCACTTTTTGAACGAAACAGACCGTTTCGACGCTACTAAGGCACGCTACGCCAAGCATGTATTAGGTTTCCTTGAAAGTGCAAACAGTGTGGATAGGCGTGGTTTTATAGCATTTAAACGGGAACATTCCCTTGAAATGGCCAATGATTACTCATTTGGGACGGCAATATGTGATTTCCTCAATTTTTGCGGCAAGGGCTACAAAAGGAAGAAAAAGGCAAAAGTGAAAACGTTGGAGAAACTCAGTGTCGTTTCGGAGAAAAACAAAGAACAACTGAATGGTTTCATGGCATGGCTTGATGAAAATTTCGATTATTCGCCCCATACGCTCAACCTGTATTATTTTTCGATGAAAAAGTTTTTTGAGTACGCCAATGAGGTGAACATGTATAATGCCAAGCTGTATGTCAGTATGCTTGAAGGGGAATCCTTTTCACCACAGACCATCAGGCTGAGGATTTTGGCCCTTGAAAAATTCGCAAAATGGAAAAAGAAACCTTTTGAACTGAAACGCCCGAAACAGCAACGCAAACTGGAAACCAACAACATACCTACGGAAGAAGAATACAATCGCCTTCTGGAATATCTCAAAACAAAGAAGAACAAGGATTATTATTTCTTCATCAAAGTGTTGGGGACAACCGGGGCACGCTTGTCCGAGTTCATGCAGTTCACATGGGAGAATATCATTTCCGGCGAGGTGACGTTGAAAGGCAAAGGGAACAAGTATCGCCGCTTTTTCTTCCAGGACAAATTGCGGAAAGAAGCCCAGGCGTACGTCAAGGAGACTGGGAAGACCGGGATTTTGGCAATGGGAAAATTCGGAAAGATTACCTCCCGGGGGCTTTCATCGGATATGAAGGCATGGGGAAAACGCTGTGGCATCCCTTCAGAAAAGATGCACCCACATGCCTTCAGGCATTTCTTTGCAAAAATGTTTTTGAAGAAAAGCCGGGACATTGTGCAGCTCGCCGACTTATTGGGACATGCAAACATGGATACAACGAGAATTTATTTACAGAAAAGTTATGAAGAACAAAAAGCGGATTTTACTCGAAGCGTTGTCTGGTAGCGTTGAAATGTTGAATGCGTTGGAGGAACTGTCAGACGGGATAGACATCTACGACGAAACGGGGCACGTGGATACCGAGTTCCTTCTGCAGGCCCTTGGGCATGTAAACGCCTTTATGGATGCCTCTAATAAGATAGTAAGCAAAATAAGCTCCCTGCTTGCTCCAGATGGAACCACATCTGAAAAAGGTGAAAAAGTTGACGGGGGAAAGGTATGGTGCGTAGAGGACATTTTGAAACATTGCACGCTCGAACATCAGGTATTAAAACTTCCCAAGGTCCAATTCAACAAGAAATCATACAATGAGGCCAAGAAGTGGATAGAGGAAGCCGGAGGAACTTGGCAAGGGGGGAAAATACAGGGCTTTACGTTCCCTTTCAATCCAGAACGCGTGTTTTCCATCCTTAATCAGGGGAAACGTTGCAACCTTCAGCAAGAATACCAATTCTTTGAAACTCCCTCCGACGTGGCAGACTGGTTGGTGATGCTTGCCGGTGGCATACATAAGGATGACACCGTGCTCGAACCGAGTGCCGGCCGTGGTGCGCTAATCAAAGCTGTCCATCGGGCTTGTCCGGACGTTCAGGTGGAATGTTACGAATTGATGCCGGAAAACCGGGATTTTCTCCAAACCTTGGAGAATGTGATATTGCTCGGCGAGGATTTCACGAAAGACTGTGTGGGGACATACAGCAAGATTGTCGCCAATCCTCCATTCAGCCAAAATCAAGACGTCGAGCATGTAAGGCTTATGTATGGGCATTTGGAGGAAGGTGGGACATTGGCGGCCATTACAAGCCCGCATTGGAAGATGGCTTCAGAAAAGAAATGTGCGGATTTCAGGCAATGGTTAGAGGAAGTCCATGCAGAAGTATTCGAGATAAGTCCGGGCGAATTCAAAGGCAGCGGGACTTCCATAAGTACCATGGCCGTGGTGATAAAGAAATAAGTGGAGAGAAGAAAAGCGGAAAATCATTCTGCATCCTTTTAATGCAATAATCTTAAAATTTTTCTTTGTCACTTTAATTTTTGATTTTGACACGCTCCCCGGTGCTACGGCATCGGGGAGTGCTTTTTAATAAAAGCCAATAAGAAACGTTACACATTTATGCGGTGCGGTTTATGGTGCGAGCGTTCTCGTCTGCCGTGTGCGGTGGTAGCGGTGGGGGTGGCTGCTCCCTTTCATATTTCCTAAAAAGTGCGGGCGGCGGTGCGGATTCGACTTAGGGCGCGGAGGGCTTCGCTTGCAGTTTTTTATCGTTTTTTGAAGTTTGGAACGGTTATCTTGTTCTGGGTTAAAAAGATATGTTTTTATTTGGATTCGTTAACCTTTTGAAGATTGTTGTATTTTTACTACGAATTTTCGTATATAAAATTTGGTTACTACGAAAAAACGTATTACCTTTGTTGTGTCTTAATAATACATGCAAATGAAAAAAGTAGAGTTAACAAATGAAGAGGAAGAATTAATTGCAGCCATTCGGAACTATCGGGAGTCATTTCCAAACGGTTATCCTGAATTACTATGGCATGCACAACGGTTATTCGAAGAGTTGACCGACCTTCCCGATTGAACAACAGCCCCACTTTAGGTGGGGCACTTAAAATAAAAAAATATGGAAATGGCGATTCAGACACCAATGAGGGTGACAGACATGAAACAGAAGATGAGCGACATTTTAGTTGCTGTGTCTTGGAGGGAAATTTCACGTACATATTTTGGCAAATCCGCTTCTTGGATGTACCATAAGATGGATGGTATAGATGGTAATGGTGGTGAAGGGGGATTTAATCCGCAAGAAGCAGAACAGATGCGTGGTGCCCTCTATGATTTAGCCGAGCGTATCCGAAAATGTGCAGATTCCATTTAGGCTTCGGGGAGCATGACCCGATAAGACAAAAGTCATCTGTGGCCTACAGATGCATGGGCGGCCTTTTCGGCTGCCTTTTTTGATGTCGGAAACTTCATGGTTGGAGGGGGGGGAAAGGCCGCAGGATGTTCCCATTTCGTTTGGCGCAGAACGGAAAATCAATCTCAGTAGATTGGAAAACCGTTTGGCGCAGATCGATTTTCAGCTGTGCTTCCTTGCAGTTCCGCGCTAAAAGTTGCATCTTTGCAGTGTTCAGAACGAACCGTTTTTCTTTCAGTTCCTCATATCGTGTAACCCGTAAAGTCGGGTTCCGGGTGCTTCCGGTGAGCGCACGATATGAGGAACTTATAATTTAGGAATTATTTGTACTATTGTAGGGTCATTGTTAACATTCTTAATATCATGTTGACAATGAGTGCTGTTAGAATAGAGGCCAATAGAATATATAAGTTTCTTATCATATAAGGTGGCTTTTCTGCAAAGATACATTTTTTCCCGGCTTTTCATCCTGTTGTTCAGCTAAAAAAACTCCCCGATGCCGAAGCACCGGGGAGCGTGTCAAAATCAAAAATTAAAGTGACAAAGAAAGAATTATAATTCAGCGTTATCTATGGCATCAGCGATGCGGAGGGCTTTGGCTGCGATGTCGCGCAGGGCATCCGACAGTATCTTGAACTCTTCAGGCTTGAAGCGGGCGGGCTTGTTGTTTACTTCATAGCCGTGGAGGCGTTGCATGAGCCACTGGGCACTTTTTCCGAAGTAGGTTCTGGCCATGTACGAGTAGTTCAATGCGTCGTTGAGGTCTATCATCCCGACCCATACGGCAGTGTCTTTTTTGGTTTCAAGCAGTTGGCGTGCCTTTTCTAAGGTCTCTTTTGTTTTTTCGTCCATATCTGTTTTTTTTAATCTCCCCCTCCTTTCGGAGGGAGAGGGTTTGTTAATCTAAACTTTTTTCTAATTCGTCTATCAATTCACTTGCTTGGTCTATTAAAAGAGCACTGTTGGATTCTTCTTGAAACCATTGCAATAGGTTGATAACTTTTTGTGCTAACATCTTTTCTTTCTTTGTCACTTCAAACACCTCCTTTCTTATTTTGACACTACAAAGATAATATAAAAATTTATATTACGCAAGAATGTGATATAAAATTTTATATTATTTTTTCTTTCCGTGATTTTAATTCTCTTAACGTTTTTTTTTTGTCGTTAACTTGAAAGGCTGTACTTTTGCCATTGCAAAACTATCCAAGGTGACTTGGGACGTGGGGGCTACGGTTAACAGCCCAAGCGAAACGCGGGCTTTTTTCGTGCCCGCAGGCCGACCCGTAAGGGCGGCACATGCGAAGATGTTTTTTTGATGGTTCAAGAGGCAAGCCCCGGAAATATGCTTTTCCATACGGCGGCCGTCTTTCCCCAAAATCTTGAAGGCTCACACGTGAGGTTTTCTTGGATAGTTTTGCAACCCGGGGGAAGGCGGCCGCTTCCCGTTACGGGGAGAAAGAATGTTGAACCGTTAAAAAAAACGAGCATGGATAAGAAAATTTCGGGTGCATCGCTTGCACAATCCAAAAAGAATGCGCACCTTTGCAGTGCGTTACATAATTCGAGTGAGGCGGAGATGTCCGCCAACAATGAGCTGCGGGCTTTTTTTATGCCCAAGGCTTACCGTATAGGTTCCGTCCCGTGTGGAGCGTTAATGCGCCCACTGCCTCACTCAAGGTGTAACGCAACGGGGAGCGGAACCTTTCCTGTTTCCCAAAGTGGAACTTTTAAAAGCGTTATGATTATGAGTAAATCGAATGGAACTTTTGCTCGCGACATTCATGTCGCGAGCAAAACGAAAAGCCATCTGTCTGAATGGCTTGCGCGTGAAAATCAGTTGGTGTCTTCTTTGGTGGAGGAGCGTGTGTCGAATCTTCAGGTGCTCCGCATGGTGCATGCCTTCGTGGCTTGCACGGCCATGGTGGTGTGCGCCTCGTTCAGCCTTGCGGCCACGGTACTGTCCTTGTTGTGGTTCGGGCTTTCGTTGTATCTTTGCAAGAAAGGAGGAACGTTATGAAATTGAAGAATTTTTATATCAGCCATACGGAGACGGAGTATGCCCATGGCGAGGTGTGTGTGACTTATTCCTTGGAGGAAGAGGAAAGGGGGCAGGGGTTCGACGACCTTTCGCGGGAGGACCTTGTGGCCTTGAACAGCTTTTTGACTCATTATTTATATGGTAGGAAAGAGGATGGAAAAGAGGAATAAGGAAGAGTCGCGGTCGGAACGTATGCTGCGCGACCTGCTGATGGAGAGGTACGATACGGCAGGGCCGACGGAGCGGATGGTGCTGCTGACCACTGCGGAGCTGCTGTACATGGCGGCGGAGACGGTGCCGGAACTGTCGGCAGCGGAGGTGTCGAGGGTGGTGGAGTATCTGGGTGCGGGGATGCGCGACATTGGGGGCGTGGCGCACTGGGTGTTCTATGCGCGCCGGGATCCGATCGAGGACTGGATTCCATAGATATTTTTTTGTGCATCATTTTTTTTTTGGAAAGTCGGGTGGCCTGTGACGGGTAGCCCGGCTTTTTTGTCCTATGCCATGGAGGCTCGAGGGTTTATTTTTGCCTTTAAAGGAGCAGAATTATGGCATTGAAGGTTTCAGACTATGGGGAAAGCGTGGTGTTCTGCAAGGACTATGGCGACATTTCCGTGACGGGCGTTTCGTCCGGCAGCTTAGTGGTGCGCTATGAGTTCGAAAGATACCAAGAAGGCATTATCGATACCTTAGAAGAGACATACTATCCGAATAAAAAAGGTCAGGTTACGATTAAAGGCATAGGTGAAATGGCAAGGCGGAATGCACCTGTATGGGCATTTTCGAGTCAAAAAGGTTTGGAAGCCTACCGTTATGCCTCCGTCAATCTGAAGATGTCTTTCTCTTCAGGGGAAGACAATGCTTCGCTGAAACGTCGGTTCCTTTATGCCGATGTGGCTACCGAGGGGATGCATTACCAAGGCATAAGCGAATGCTTTTTGACGCGCTATTCCACACGCCGTATCCTCCCCGGCCAACCGGTTACACTGGCTTTTCATTTTAATGGTCGGCAAACCTTGTCGGTAGGTGTCGCTTACATAGACCGTCCCGGACACGCGGCGTATGTTTCGTGGTCGATAGGATTGGACAACGGCCAGTTGGAAGACGGAGTGGAGCAGTATTTCATACACAAGGCGGATTGTATTACCGTGATGGACAGGTTGAACGAAGAGATGCAGGGCGAGTTCATAGAAGATGATATGTTGTGGTACACCTTTACCTTGCAAACCGAGGATGGTGCCGAAGATACGGTTCGTTTCGAGGTGGACCACCGGAAATATCCGGTTACGAGCATACTTCTTTACCAGAACTGTTTCGGGGTGTCGGAAAGCATCGCGCTCCACGGTGTTGAAACCGTCACGGCAGAAATGGAGGGCACGTTCGGCACGATGGGGCAGGCTTACCGGAAGATTTTCACGTGGCTAGACTACGTGCATGAGTCGAACACGGGGTATCTAGGGCCTGATGACCGGGAGGCGTTCGAGGACTTGTTGCGTTCGCCGAAGGTTTACTTGGGCAGCGTGGCAGAGGAAAACGAGGTGGTAATCACGGAAACGGATGCGGAGGAAGTGTTGCCGCATGCGGGGCCGGTAAACTTCAAGGTGAAGTGGAAACGTGTGAATGCGTCTTACCGCCGTTTCAGAAATAAAGCCGTGGCTGCGACTGATACGGGTGTTTTTGACAGGAGTTTCGATAAATCGTTTGAATAATGGAAGAGATTACACAGAAAGAGATGTTGGCCCTGATGGACGTTCGTACGCATCCGGACGGGCGACCGGTGGTGCATTCGTTCAAGTTCGTGATGCAGGACGGGCGGCTGAGGTTCTTCCCGCAGGCGTTGGTGTGCGGCGCGGGCCGGATGGACAACAAGGCATACCGTGTGCGCGGCCTCCAGCCTTGCGACTGCAAGGGGTGGCCCGAAGACCATGTGCACCCGGTCAGAATTAATAATATCATAGAGTTTGACGGCCAACGTGTGGTCTATACCTTAAAACCGATTGGTGATGGAGATTCTGTTTAACAATGAAGGGACGCCGTTGGCGATGACGAGCAGGGTTATGTTCGGGGAGTCTACGGGCCGACCGGAGAATTACGAGAGGAAGAAGAAGCAGGTGCTTTCACCGTATTCGCTTGAAAAGGTGCGCACGTTGCGTTACCGTAATCTGGAGGTGATGACGTGGGGGCGGAACAACAAGTTCCCGGAAACGGCCATCGAGACGATTTCGTCGACTTCGGTGCTAAACACGGGGCTGAAGTTCCTGCGTGCGCTGACGGTGGGGCAGGGTATTATGGCCTGCCGGGTGAAGGGTTACAAGGACAACGGGGACGAGTTGTTGGAGGCGGTGGACGACCCGCAGGTGCGCCGGTTCGTGGGCGGGCGTATGGTGCGCCGTTATTTAGAGAAGGCTTCGCGGGATTATTTCAAGGTGGGGAGCGCGGCGGTGGAGATGATGGTGAATGCGGCGGGCGACATCGTGGGGCTGAACCCTTTGAACGCGCTGTTCTACCGTTATACGCTGCCGGACGCTTACGGGGCTTGCAAGTGCGTGGTGTCGGGCGACTGGCCGAACATGCCGGGGCGGCGCGACCTGAACCCGAAGGTGTTGGACGTGCTGATGGACTATGACCCGGGGCTGCACGTGGAGTGGATGCGGGCGAAAGGGCGGCTCAGGCGTTCGTTCGTGTTCCCGGTGCGCGACAGCTGGAGCAACAACGACTACTATGGGGAACCGGTGTGGCTTCCGGCCTATATCCTTGGATGGGTGGAGGTGGCGCACATGGTGCCGAAGTTCCTGCAGAAGGCTTACAAGAACCAGATTACGTGGAAGTGGCATGTGCAGATTCCTTATTCTTTCTGGGATAGGAAGTATCCGCCTCAGGATTTTGAGACCCCGAAGTTGCGGACGGCGGCCATACAGAAATACATGGACGAGGTGGAGGAGAACCTTTGCGGCCTGCAGAATGCGGAGAAGCCGCTTTTCACGCATTACAACGTAAACGAGGCGAACGGGAAGATTGAGGAGGAGTGGAAGATCACGGCCTTGGACAACAAGTACAAGGGTGGCGAGAACTTGGTGACTTCGGCTGCGGCGAACTCTGAAATCCTGTTCGCGCTGATGGTGAACCCGAACGTGTTCGGTGCGGGCATGCCTGGCGGGACGTATGCAGGGAACCAAGGAGGCAGTAACATCCGTGAGGCTTTCTTAGTGAATTTGGCGAATGCTTACATAGACCGGCAGAACCTGCTTGACCCGGTGAACCTTTATCTGGAGGCTCATGGGGTGAAGGACGTGGAACTGCGGTTCAGGAACACGATATTAACCACGCTGGACACGGGAGCCGGCACACAAAAGACATTGAGTTGAGATGGTTGCCTATATTTTTAATTGTGACAATGAGACATTGAACGCGGAGTTGCACAAGTATATACCCGTGTCGGCGGGATTGGAGGCGGAGACGGTTGCGCCTCCGCTGTCGTCGGCATACATGCTGTTCGTGCATCCGCTTTTGGGTGAGGAACTTTCGTCCGCAGTGCAGGAGATGGCTGGGAAGGTGTCGCTTTCGGACAAGGAGGCCGGGCTGTTGGAGGCCTTGCGCATGGCAGTGGCGAACCTGGCTTTCTGGTATAGTTACACGGAGCTTTCGGTTCAGATTACGGACCAAGGTTTCCAACGCCCTGAAGGGGAGACTTATAAGAGTTTGTACAAGTATCAGGAGGATGCGTTGAAGGCCGGTTTCAAGAATAAGGGTTTCAATGCTTTGGATCGTTTCTTGGAGCTGTTGGACAAGAATCCGGGGATGTTCCCGGAGGGTCTGTATGCCGGTAGCCCGGCGGCTCAAGCGCGTGCCGATTCGTTGGTGCGCAATGTGGAGGAGGTGGACCGGTATTATTTCATCAACGGGTCGTACCTGGTGTTCCTGCGCCTGTTGCCCCATTTCAAGACTGCCGCGCTGACGGAACTCCGTCCCTTGTTGGGACTGCCTTTGTTCAGCCGCTTGGAGAAGGGTGAGGGCGAAGGCGTGGAAGAACTTCGTCGGCAATGCCTTCCGGTGGTGGTGTTGGCGGCAGTGGCAGAGCTGATAGAGACAACGGGAAGCCTGACGGACCGGGGGCTGTATTACGCTTCCCTGATGCCTTCGTCCGGCTCGACCTTGCAGGCGCAGCCTGCCGATGTGGAACAGCGTGGCATGGCCTTGGGGCAGATACGGCGTTCGCTGGAGGCCTATAAGGATGCGCTGACGTATGCGTTTCGTGAATCGTTGGGCGATGATTTCCCGGGTCGTCCGGCTGAAGCTTACGACCGGGACAACACCCATAAACGTACATTTTGGGCATGAGGGAGGTGGTCGTAGAAGAAAAGAAGTGGTGGGGCACGCTCAGGCAGGTTTCGCATGTCCCTGAGTCTTACGCGGAGCTTGATGCTTGCCGTTTTCTGGCTTGGGTGGAGTGGGTGTTGTCTCCATCAGCGGAGCGGGAGGTACGTTTCCTGTCTGATTTTTTGGGCATCAAGCGGAGGTTCTTGCTGTGGATGGATGATTTCCAACGGTACAAATTGGGTGAGTTGGCGAGTTTCCTTCCGGAGATGGATGCCGGGACGGAGCGTTTCATCATCCCCTCTTTCCCGGGGCCGGGCCTTTTTGAGTTTTCACCTCGCCTGCATGCGCCCGGCGACAGGCTGTCGGGGGTATGCCTGCAACAGTTCATGACGGCAGATACCTATTATTCCTATTATGTGGTGACGCGGCGTGAGGAGTTCCTGGACTTGTTGGTGGCCGCACTTTACCTGTTGCCGGGCGAATGTTACATGCCCCATGGGGGGCGCGGGAAGCCTTTGGATTTGCAGGGGCGTTCGGCATACGTGGCCACGCTGCCTTATGCCTCGCGTTATGCGGTGTTCGTGAACTGGTCGCTTGTCAAATCGTGGCTGGGGCATTTGTTCCCGTCGATGTTCCCGCACGGTGAAGCGGAGGGCAAACCCAAACCGGTGGACTGGTTGTCGCTGTTTGACGCTTTCGTGGGCGACCATGTGGCTGAGATGGGGGCTTACCAGTCGATGGCCTGCATGGATGCTTTCCGTGTGATAGACCGTAAAATAAAGGAGGGACGAAAATGAGTGCTTTTTCTGATTACATGGAGGATTTGGCGAGGGAACATAAGCAGGTGGCCCATTCTGACGAGGAGTGCCATTTCAGTGACATGGCTTCCGACCTGGCGCAAAAGCTCCGGCGCAAGATGTGTTATCCTTGTGTGGCTGTGGACTGCGAGGGCTTTGCCGTGAGCGGTGCTCCGGGCAACCTGATGCTTCGGAACGTGTATGATATCTATGTATTGGAACACGTGCGCGACACTGGGGACCAGGACGGACTTCGGCAGACGATGGGCCGGACGCGCGTCATCCTGAACGACATCCTTCGGCGCATGATGCGTGACAAGGAAAGGGGGGCGCGGCCGGTGGCGTTTTTCGAGGTGTCGGACGCGGAGGGATTCCCGGTGGCGTTCAAGGATATGGCGTTGTACGGATGGGGGCTTTCTGTCATTGTTCCGGAAACGCTGAACGCGCATCTTTGCAATGACCATTTTGAACGGTAAATCATGGCTTTGACTTATAAAGATATTATAGAAGGGGCAGAACGGATTCGCACGAACGAGCTTCCGGAAAGCAATACGGCTGATTTGGTGGGGCAACAGTTGAAAAACATGGCCGAATTCTTTTTGTCTGCTTCGTTGGATATTCCTGAACTGAGGACTTACCTTTTGCAACGCCTTCAAGGCACGGCCGCGGACAGCGACGCGCTTCACGACCCGCACAAGTGGTTGGGGAGCGTGGAGGACGACGGCGGGCTGAACGCGCTGTTGGACGGGCTTCACGCCTCCGGCGAGGCGGGGAACGCGAAGGCGGGCTTCTTCCGTGGTGACTACGATGGCAGCCCTTTCACGGTGGAGAACGTCCCGGTGGATTATGCGGAGGATATGTGGTTGCAGTCGGTGCGGGGGCGGTTGTCGCCGGTGTATGCCGGTGGTGCGGACACATCCGGGCTGACGCGCAGCCCGGATGTGTACAGCGTCTTGTGGCGGGTGCGCGAGAATGGGACGTGGGGAGCTTGGAACTCG